GTGGTGGCAACAGCGTGTATATCTTGTATTTGAATTGTTTCATATTCTTGATGCAATGGCATGATAAATTTTATCAAAATCAACCACGGTGTTGGTTGTGAACTCATAAAGAATGCTGTCATCCAGTTGCGGGCAAGCATCTACATAACAGTTGTAGTCAACCGAATTAATGTTTTCAATGTCGGCTAACTTGCGTATTTCAAATCGCTTTTGCTCTGTGGTATTGATTTCACGTTGAGTCATTACATAGTTGGCCAGATACTCGTACTCACTGAACCATATCAAATTGGTTCCGCTTTCACGTTGGCAGTTGTCTATTATGGCATCTAGGAAATGACGATCATGTCGGGATTCCAATAGAGATCGCATCGTGTGCCAATCTTGTTTAAGAAACGGCATAAATTCGCTGACAAAACAATCTTTTGTTTGCCTTTTGATGCCTAAACCCTTCTCAATTGCCCAGTAGTAGCCGTTGCTGTGTGTGATGTTGGGCAACACAAAAAAGTTAGGCACTAGACCATCAAAGCAACGATACGGCTTGATAGCAAAAGTATCAGGGTCTTGTATTAGTATTGTTTCATAGTCAAAGTAATCAAGGCTGGCAATCTTTAGTGCCTGCTGCCTCAACCAGGTGCCGCGATAATCGCCAGGCTGATCCCAATTGAGTATTTCAGGATAAGCGTCAATGAGTTCTTGATCATTGACATATTGAAACCTGTTGGGATCTAGTCCGTACTTTTGCAACGATGCTTGATAATGTTTTTCAGCAACATTGGTCACAATGTAGGTGCGATCTATGCCTTCGAGAAAGTGGTCAAATTGAAAGGCCATAAGTGCATGGCCCATTCTGTAACCGCCAACAAACACAGCCCTAGCCGTCAAAGGCTAAATCCCTTGAACGTGTTGGAATCCACGTCCTGCTTGGTTCCACCAATCACATAACTTGAAATTTCTGTTTCTTGTGGTGCCACTTGCACTTCAGCGCCGGCGATCCATTTGGCTGTCCAGGGCAATGGATTTGATCCTGGCTTCATTCCACAGTTTAAACCAACTGCGGTCATACGCTTGCAGGTCAACCAATCAACATATTGACTCAACAGTACTTCATTGAGGCCAATCATGCTTCCATCTTTGAACAGGTAGTGCGCCCAGGCTTTTTCTTGTGCTGCCGCCGACAAGAACATGGCTTCACATTCAGCACGAGTTTCTTCTTTGATCTGTATGTAGTCTGCATCATCCTGTGGCAACAGTTTGAGCAAGGTCTGCGTGGATCCCAAATGCACATTTTCATCTCGTGCAATCAGTTTGATGATCTTGGCATTACCTTCCATCTTCTTTAGTTCTGCAAATGCCCATGAGCAAGCAAAGCTGACATAGAAGCGGATTCCTTCTAGTGCATTTACACTGTTCAAGCACAACCATAGTTTCTTTTTAAGATCGTACATGTCAACTGTGATTTTGTTTCCGTTCACCACATGTTCGCCCACACCCAGTAATTTGTACCAGCCAACAGTGTCAATCAAGTCATCATAGTACTTGCTGATGTCAACTGCACAATCCAGGATCTCAGGAATTTCTTTTAGCTCATCAAACACTTCACTGGGGTCACTGTACACATTGCGAATAATGTGTGTATAGCTACGACTGTGAATAGTTTCGTTGAAGCTCCATGTCTGGATCCAGGTCTCTAATTCTGGAATAGTGGCAATGGGAAGGAAAGCCAAATTGGGGCTGCGTCCTTGCACACTGTCCAACAAGATTTGTCTTTTTAAATTGCTGGTAAAGATATGTTGCTCGTGTTCAGTTAACTCTTTAAAGTCTTTGGCATCACGTAGCACATCTACTTCTTCGGGGCGCCAAAAGAAACCCAACTGTTTGTCAGTCAGTTTGTCAAATTGGCGATACTTTAGTACATCATATCGTTGGATTGGTGCTGCACCTGATTCATCTAAAAATGCCAAGGCCTTGGTATGATCTGTTTTATTATTAATATTGAATACGCTCATTGTTTTCTCTTAAATTACACAACTATCACAATCTTCTTGATTGGAATATTCTTCTGTGGCAACTGGTTTTGCTTCAACTAGTTTATCGACATTGATTTCACCCTGACCATCGTAGGTGTTAAAATAATACAACTGCTTCAATCCGTATTTGTAACACATGATCAAATGTTGTAACATTTCCGACATCGGAATTTTTTCGTCGTCGTAGTGCTGTGGATTGTAGGAAGTATTTACACTAATACCTTGATCAATATACTTTTGTAACACTGCACACAGCTTGAGATAACCTTCGGGGCTGGTTTGGTCCCAAAGTAGCTCATAACGATTCTTTAGACGACGATATTCAGGCACAACCTGCTTCAATTGGCCGTGTTTTGAACCTTTAATGCTAACATAACTACGCGGTGGTTCAATACCGTTAGTAGCATTACTGATCTGTGCTGATGTTTCTGCTGGCATCAAGGCCATTAGCGTAGCATTACGTTGTCCGGTGCGCTGTACTTGTTCACGTAGACTTGCCCATGGCATACGTTCTTGATACGCAACCAGTTCATCAATGTCTGCTTTGCGTGTGTCAATTGGCAATATGCCCTTGGCTGATTTTAAATCCTGCCATCTGGTGCAAGCACCTTGCTCTTCGGCGAGGTCTGCAGAAGCCTTGAGCAAGTAATAGCTCCAAGCTTCTGCATACTCATCTACTAAAGGTAATGCACGTGGATCACTGTAACTAACATCATTTTTAGCTAGGAAATAGGCAAAGTTAATAATACCAATGCCTAGTGGTCTAAACTCCTCGGTAGCCAGCCGAGCAGCCAGGATCGGATAATTCTGATAACTCAGTAATGCATCCAACCCTCGTACTGCCAACTTACACATTTTCTCGAAGTCATGTGGGCTTTTTACATTGCCCCAATTGATCGCTGATAAAGTACACAGAGCGATCCTACCATCCTCGTCGTTGACATCTCGTAACGGCACAGTTGGCAAATCTATTTCAGCGCAAAGATTACTCATCTTGACCGGGGCCACCATTTCATCAAATGGACTGTGGGTGTTGGCATGATCTACATTCTGCAAATATATTCGTCCGGTGTCCTTGCGTTCCTGCATGAATCTACTAAACAAGTCTGCTGCTTTAAAAGTCTTTTTACGTAGCTTGGTGTTACGTTCTGCACGTTCATACAATTCTTTAAAACGTTCTTGGTCGTTAAAGAATGCATCAAACATTTCTGGTACATCGTGTGGACTAAAACAAGTGATATCGCCGCCGGTAATCAGGCGCTCGTACATCAATTTATTAAACTGTACACCATAGTCCATGTGACGTACACGATTGTCTTCGGTACCTTTGTTGTTTTTTAATACAATCAGGTCCTCAATTTCAAGGTGCCAGATCGGGTAGTACAAAGTAGCAGCACCATTTCTGACTCCGCCTTGACTACAACTTCTCGTAGCACTCTGGAACAACTTGTAAAAGGGTACAACTCCGGTGTGGTAAGCATCACCGTTGCGTATGGGTGATCCGAGAGCACGTATTCTACCTGCTCCAATACCAATGCCGGCTTTCTGACTGACGTATTTAACAATGCTAGATGCAGTAGCGTTAATGCTATCAAGACTGTCATCAGTTTCAATAAGGACGCAACTGCTGAATTGCTTTTGCGGAGTTCGGACCCCAGCCATAACAGGAGTAGGAAGGCTAATATCATGTAGACTAACTGCATCATAGTAATCCTTTACCCATTGTAATCTGTTTTGTGTATAATTTTGGAATAGTGTGGCTGCAATCAACATGTAGGCCACTTGTGGAGTTTCAAAGATTTCTCCGGTAACACGATTTTGTACCAGGTACTTGCCACGCCATTGTTCCATGGCCACATAAGTAAAATGCTCGTCGCGTTCGTGTTTAATATAGCTGTCAAGAGTGGCCCACTCATCTTCAGTATAAGCGGCGAGAAGGCCTGCATCATAAAATCCAGACTCCACATTTTTCTTTACCAAGTCAATCAAAGGCCAAGGAGTATAATCATTGTATACTTGTTTACGCAAGTGATAGTTGATCAAACGCCCAGCCACGTATTGATAGTTGGGTGTTTCTTCGCTGATCAGGTCAGCTGCTGATTTAATTAGTGTTTCTTGGATGTCTGCGGTCTTGATGCCGTTGTAGAATTGTATATGGCTTTTGATTTCTACTTCACTTGCGCTTACTCCTGTAATGCCTTCTGTGGCCCACATTACCACTCGGTGCATTTTTTCTATATCCAGGAATTCTTTATTTCCGTCTCTCTTGGTAACTTGAATTTGTGTCATCTATGCCTCTAGTATTGTTCTAATTTTAAGTCTGCTGCGGTATAGCAGTATTTCAATTTCATTCGTTGATCAATTTGTTGTTTATTTACGATCTCGTCCTCTATCAAATTAAGAACATATTTCCCTTGAGCAAAATAGGCTATATGGTAATGATATTTCCGAACAGGATCGTAATATACTCGTATTTCTGGGTCTAGCTCTGCGCCATGCACACTAAGATGTAGAGTATACACTATTCCTAGTGCTTTAGCAAGATCACAATAGTAATTTTCCGTAATTAAATCCCAGGGATTTGGCCAAGTTTCGGGCAGTTCGACATCCAGGTAGAAAGGAATGAATGGACACGAACGCCATAACACGTTCGTGGCTTCCAGTGCCTCTTCTAGAGTCATATCATCCAATTGAGATCGAAAAGTCTTCCAGTGGCCTAAACGACCACTAGCAGATAACTTGAACATGTATTTTTATATAAATTGTGTAAAGCTGTATTTAAGTGTACCTGTGCCTGAGTCCAAAGAACAGGTTAGACTGTTTGCATTTGCATACAAATTGGCTTTGACACTGACAGTGGATTCAGAATAGGTATCAGTAAAATAATTGTTTGTGCCATCAGTAGAAAATGTCAACGAACCAAATCGTCTTGCTGAACTGTTACTGATTTCATAATTCAATTTTCCTGCCGAGTTTGCTATGAATGTTGCAATCACAGGCGAGCCAGTTCCGACGCTGGTTCCAACCGCTGTACTTATAAGCAGGTTACCTAGGTAAAGACCATCGTTTGATGATGTGCCGCTAGAAAAAACTTCACCAAAACTAACATAGCGAGATGCAGACTGTCTGGTGGCTATGCTGGTCACTGAGCCATAATAATTATTAATTGACGAAATACTGTCAATGGCATTCATGACAATGGCAGTATTTGCCAAATTGTCGTATGTGCTGTTTATTACATTGATAGCTTTGGTTCCTGTACCCAGGTTCACAATGCCGTTACCGCCGCCAACAATATAACAGCTATCTAGTGTAATTGACCTAGTAGATGTTGCATGACTGCGAATATGCACCACGTTGGGATAGAATCCCGCAGCGGCATTAGAAGAAAACATGGTGTTTGTTATTCTAATGTTGGATGCACTGTCAATGTTGATGATTGGCTGTACAATACCAGCACTTTGATTTAAAAATTTAATTCCACTGATTTCAATGCTTTGCGGCAGGATTGCAGTACCTGATCCAATTAGAGCGCCTGAGTTAAATGACGAATCGCACAAATTGGCAACTGCTAGATTACCAAACTTCATTTTGATGATAGTACTGTCGATGCCATCACCAACCAAACGTGCATATGGCGGGATCTGAATTGTGTTAGATGTCAGATATGTGCCGCCAGGCAGATAAATTGTACGACGAGTGCGAGGATCTGTTTCGTTGTTGCTGGTACGATAAATTTGTGTGATTGCGCGATTGAGTGCCGCATAGTCATCATCAATACCGTTACCCAGTGCGCCAAAGTCGCGCACGTTTACAAAGTCATCAAATTTTTGTTGGAAACTGCGTACTGTGGGATTTAATAAACTACTGCCAGTTAACACCGTGTAGCCGGTTACGTTACCAACAAAAGTATAGGTACCTAACAGTGAAGTAAGGTCTGAGTATTGTGTTAAAATTTCAGTAACACCTAGCGTTGGTGCTCCTTCATCAAGAGTACCATTTCCAATGTATAATTTTCTGGTGTCTAAACTCCAGCCAATTTCAGCTGAAGCAAGCTGAGGAAGATCCCGCTCTAATCCTCTGCGATGTTGAATTCTGCTTATCTGCGTAACGGCCATGCTAAATCCTCGTATATTCTATATTTAGCTTGTCAGATAGTATAGTTCAACTCTACGCATCCACTGATCGCTCCAGTAAGCAAAATCCTGAGGCTCTAGCACAAATTCCTGGTACACTGGATCAGCATCAGGTGTAGCTGGTTTCACGCACATTAGAATAACACCCGTTTTAATGTCAGTGCCGTGGGTGTCATTGTGTGCCGCAGCATAGGCTGCTAACTGTAAGAAGTAATCGTCAATCCATTCACGCTTTTTGACTTTGTTGCTCTGCTTGAAGTCCATGATAGCAGGCTGTCCTTTCCAGACTCCTACTAGATCTGTAGTACCTGCATATAACCCACTATAATAAAGTGGCACTTCTGACCCCCAGTATTCGTCTGCATGACATAACCCTTCAAGGATAACTTTAGCTGCCATGAACCATGACGGCTGTGCATATGGGTTGCTTGGGAATTCACCTATATCGTTGTCCTTAACATAACGTTCAAGGTACGTGTGCATTCTTGTGCCTCGATTGGCGGCTTCCGTGGTAATCTGCTGAGCCCGTTCTTCGCCCACTGCTCGACGCCACTCTTGTAATTTTTGTCGTGCCTCGGCAGGTTTGGTTCGTTCCAAGATTGTGGTAACGCTGGGAACTCGGCTACCATCTGGCAGAGCATAATGGCGCTTGCCCTCTACGCTTTCTCTTGCAAGAGGGGTATAGTTAAATCGTGGTATGATCATTTAAACTCGAAAACTTTCTCCGCAACCGCAACGGTCACGTTCATTTGGGTTGACGAACTCAAAACCTTCATTGAGTCCTTGACGACGGTAATCCATTGTGAGCCCGTCAACATAGGGCAAATCTCTGCCGTTGACATATATTGTAACACCATGGCTGTTGTAAGACATCCAGTCTCTAGTAATAGGCGGAGTGTCAACATATTCCAGTTTATAAGCAAGGCCCGAGCATCCGGTAGTACGGACGCCAATGGTAATACCTACACCTTTGCCTCTTTTTTCAAGATGCTTTAAAACTTTTTTTGCTGCCAGTTCAGTTAGTGTAATCATTATACATACCCCGCCAATGATTTTATATTTACATTGAGTTTGTTGCCGTCTTTGACCAGACTACGTTTAACAAAGTCCGCAGGACTGATAGTACTATTGCCTAGGTTGTCTGCAATTAATTTTAATAACTTATGGCTATACGACCAACTTCTGCCCACGTCGTACATGTGACAGGCTGTAAGAACTTTGTCGTTGGCAAATGGTCTGCCATCAATGTTGACAGTGTAATAAAATTTGTCATGATTGATCCAGTTGTCGTACAAGTTTTGCTCAACTTGCTGACTCATTGACGACTGCAAGAATCCATCAACTACTTTTTCTATATCAAAATGTACCACAGACTGCGATCTAAAAACTGTAAGTGCTGAATAGATGTGTGATAACACAGTCATTTTTACAAACTCCCGATCAGTAAAACTCACACACGATTTAGGAAATGTACCTCGGAAAAAATGATTGCCATTGAATCTTTCACTGTTGCTGTATTGAAAATCAAAACGATCTTGATAGTTTTTGTCTCTGGCTGCTGGACTTGCCGACAACAATTCGCTCATGAAAATTTGTAGCTGTAAATCGTGCCTGCTCACTTCTTGTAGAGTTTGTCTCCAGGATGCCACAGTTTGTCCCGGCAAGCCTTGTATGAGCTGAACTCTAGAGTGCAAATGCGGATAGCATTCTTTGAGTTCTTTTATCATGCCTACATGCACATCCCAGCCAACATCAGGTCTTGCTATATTTTCCAATATTGTTGGATTTATGTCCTGAACAGAAATTGTAAATCCAGCAAACTCGGTCATCATGTTGGCTTTGGCCAATATATGATATATCTTTAAATTGTTTTCTTTTCTTAGTTTGCTAAAATTTCCATCAATTTTGAATCCAGCGTTCTCGTTGATATTTTTACTACCCATGTACTCCAACATGTCAATATCTTCTTGATACTGACCAACATTGGCATCAGACAGATATATATTTTTTATACTCAGTGATTGAAACAAGTCAATCTCGTCTTGATAACTGCCTTTTCTTCTTGTGGTTTTGTTTGTTAGCCCGCTATTCCAATCGCAGAATGTACACGAGTATGGACATCCTCGAGTCAAATCATAAGGAATAATCACACTGACATTCTGCTCGTGCTCTTTTTTGATCATGGCCGAAAACAACTCTTTGTTGCTGGTGTAAGGACTGGACTGCAACTGCGGTACATATTTAAATTCAGCAACAACAGTTTTTTGTTTGTCACGATCGAACCATGAAATGTTAGATGTGTTAAACGCAATTAACTTTTTATCCTCAAGCAAGCTCTGTACCAGATCGCTAAATGCCACTTCACCGGCGCCATACATTGCATAATCAACATAGGGATGATTGGTAAAAAAATCTGGATTGATATTTACATCAATGCTGGGTCCGCCCACTACAAATAAAATATTTTTATCTACGCGGTGGCGAATTCTGCCAAGCTGTTCGATCAAGAAAGTATGATTCCATATGTAATGGCTGGTACAAAACAAATCCGGCTTTTCTCTTTCAAGCAATTCAACCAGTTCGTCATCAGATAACTTTTGTTGTTCCGGAATGTACCAGTTGATTTTTTGACCCACTTCGGGACGATTCAGATCTACCCAAGTTTTCAAATATAGTGCAGCCACACCCAAATAAATTTGAGTGTCTACTTTTGATGCTCCAATTGTGTCGTTAGCGTGGTAGAACAGAACTTTAAGCATGTTTCTTTCGATAGTCTTCGATTGCAGCCTTTATGGCATCTTCGGCTAAAATACTACAGTGAATTTTTACTGGTGGTAGTGCTAGCTCTTCGGCGATTTGGCTGTTCTTAAGGTTAACAGCATCATCAATATGCATACCCTTAACCCACTCTGTAACCAACGACGAACTGGCGATTGCTGAACCGCAGCCATATGTCTTGAAACAAGCATCTCTAATAATACCATTGTCATCTACCTTTATCTGTAATCGCATCACATCACCACAGGCAGGTGCTCCTACCATGCCGGTGCCAATTGTGTCATCTATTTCAAATTTACCAACGTTTCGGGGATTTTCGTAATGGTCAACGACTTTTGGACTATAAGCCATATGCCAAAGCCTCCTAAAAATATATAGTAGATTATACTTGAATTAACTGCGTTTTGCAAGAGCCGATTTGGCCATTGAGTCAACAGTGCGTTCCGGGGGAGTTCTTGGTGCGTTTGGATCACCAATTGCTGCTTCTTCATCATCGTCAGCAAACGGTGCAAGGTAAACGTATTTTACACCAGTGGCATCATCCTTGATGTCTTTGATTAACTCTTTGAGAGTTTCGTTGTTTGACATTGCTTGGTCTAGAGTATCTAGATTAAATTGCGGATGTTGACGTTGTACCAGGTTAATTAAAGAATCAGCACGAACTCTAGGTACAGCATGAGTATCATGAGCACGATTTCTCATTGCTTCAAGTATGCCCATGAGATCGATGATTGCTGGATCGGCTGCTGCGTCCTCCAGCATATCATCAATATGGTCTTCTGTGATTACTTCGCGAATACGCATTAACGACGCTCTCTACCAAGTTCGTTTGGTCCTGCTGCGGCATCAGTTGCTGAAAAACTGTCAGCATCCATGTCGCTGCCCATATCAACTGGTGGTGGCATGCTGCCATCAATTCCGGCTGCTGGTGCTGCACCCATACCGCCCATGTCCATTGGCTGCGACACTTGTTCACCGGCCAATGCTCTAGCTGCGTCATCGGCTGTTGATCTAGCTGAGCCCAATTGCTGTACCATGTTGCCCAACAATGGCTCAACTGCTGCTTTAAATGCATCAGCTTGTTCCATACCAATTTGGTCACGAATAGTATCTAGTAGCGCAGGCATTTGCTCGTTTTGCATTTTGCTAACTTCTTCCAACATGTCCTGGATACTGTCAAC